CAACCAGCTCTGCAGTCACCGGCACCGCTACGGCAGGCTCTGCTGGCAGCATCACCCTGGCGGCAGGCGCCAGCGCTACGGATGATGCCTACGTTGGCATGATCATCAGCATCACCAGCGGCACCGGGTCAGGCAGCAGCGGCGTGATCACTGACTACGTGGGCAGCACGAAGGTGGCAACGGTGCAGGCCACCACAGCCAGCTTCACGCCTGGCGCCAGCAGTGCCTACAGCATCGCCGCCAATGTGGGCTACAAGCCAGTCAGCAGCAGCTTTGACAGCGTTACCATCTACTACAACAACGACGGCGTGCTGCACAAGGCCACCGGCTGCCGCGGCACATTCTCGCTGAGCGCTGAGGTGGGAGCAATCCCGACGATTGATTTCGAGTTCACCGGGATCTACAACGCACCGACTGACACGGCGGCGCCGGCCAGCACCTATACCGCACAGGCTGACCCGTTGATCTTCAAGCCGGGCAACAGCAGCACGTTCAGCTTTCTGAGCTATGCCGGCTGCCTGCAGTCGCTCAGCCTTGACATGGCTAACGAACTGGTCTACCGCGAGCTGGTTGGCTGCACCAAGGAGATCATGATCACCAACCGGGCGCCATCCGGCGAGTGCATGATCGAGGCTGTGCCGATCGCCACGAAGGACTATTTCGCCATTGCCAACAACGACACCACCGGCGTGCTGACGCTGCTGCATGGCACAAGCGCCGGCAACAGGGTCTCGCTGGTGGCGCCCAAGGTGGACATCAGCAACCCGACCTATGCTGATCAGGACGGCGTGCAAATGCTGAACCTGCCCTACGTGGCAATCCCAACCGGCGCCGGCAACGATGAAGTTGTCCTTACCTTCTCCTGATCCTGCATGGCATTTGTCCTGAAGAAATCGGCCACCTATGAGTGGCCGGTGGTGCTGCGCCTGCCGATTGATGGCGGACGCTACGAAAAGCAGACCTTTGATGCGCGGTTCAACCGACTGGCGCAGACGCGGATCAATGAGATCCAAGACCTGTTCAGGGCAAAGCAGCGCGGCGATGGTGGCATCGAACTGACCGACCAATCGGTAGCTGATGAGGTACTGGCCGGCTGGAGCAATGTGCAGGATGAAGACGGCGAGGATGTGCCATTCACTGCCGCCAGCAAGGCCGAGCTGCTGAACATCCCGGCAGTCGCCAGCGCCATTGTGGTGGCGTACTTCGAAAGTGTCACCGGCAACAAAGCAAAAAACTAAAGGACGCCGCCCATCGTTGGGTCAAGGGCGGCGTGATCGACAAAACGGCAGATGATGCCGCAGTGCTTGGCGTGGTCGGTTTTGAACCCGGCCAACCTGAGCACTTCGAGGTTGAACCTGATGCGTGGCCTGCGCTGATGATGTTCCTCGACTGCCAGACGCAATGGCGCACAGGCCCTGGCGGGCTGATCGGCCTGGACTATGGCGCAGTGGCGTGGCTGTTTAGACTGCGGTCAGTGGCGGATGAATCTGCAATGCTGAGCGATCTGCAGATCATCGAGGCTGAAATCCTGCGACTGGCTAGCCGTGAAGCTTGACGCGATCCTCAAGGTAAAGGCGGATGTTCAAGGCCAGGGCGAGATCGACGGCCTTAGCCGCAGCCTTGGCAATTTGAACAAGCAAGCCGGAGCAGTCGGCGGCGGCCTCGGGCGCATGGGGCAGGCCGCCAAAGGCGTTGGCGGATTGATGGGCGCATTGCTGCCGGTAGGGGCTGTTGCTGGACTGACCGCAATCGCTAAGGGCTCGATTGATGCGGCAGACAATTTGAATGACATGAGCCAGCGCACTGGCGTGGCCGTGGAATCGCTCAGCAGGTTTGGGCAGGCAGCGCAGGATAGCGGCAGCAGCATTGAAGGCGTCGCCAAGGGCATGGGGCAACTCGCCAAACGCATCACCGATCCAAGCTCTGCCGCCAGCAAGGCGCTTTCCGGCATCGGTGTTGCCACCAGAGATGCGCAGGGCAAGGTTCGCAGCCTTGATGCTGTAATGCTTGAGATCTCAGATCGTTTCGCCAAGATGCCAGACGGCGCTGAGAAGTCTGCGTTAGCGATGCAGCTATTCGGCAAGTCTGGCGTTGAGCTGATTCCAATGTTGAATCAAGGCCGCGCCGCGCTTGAGCAATATCAAGCCACGATCTCTGGCGACATGGCGAAGTCAGCTGATGAGTTCAATGATTCATTGAATGCAATCGGCCGCAGCCTGAGCGGACCATTTAACGAAGCAGTCACGGCGTTGCTGCCTGCAATTACAAGCATCGCGCAGGGGATCGTTGGCATCATCAAAGCGTTCACGGCACTGCCACAGCCGGTGCAGGCCACGCTGCTGGTGATTGGCGGATTACTCACGGCACTGGTTGCATTGGCCCCCGCGATCTCGGCCATCATCTCGATCGGCAGCGCGATTGCTGGCCTGTTCGCGGCAGGCGGCGCATTAGCCAGTGCAGGCAGCATCATTGCTGGCATCGCCACGGCGTTTATCGTTCTGATCACTGGCCCGGTTGGCATCGTGGCACTGCTGGTTGCGGCTGGCGTTGCGATCTACGCATTCCGTGATCAGATCGGTGCAGCGTTCAATGCTGTGGTGAATTTCATTGGCGGAGCCTTTAATACGATCGGTGATCTGTTAAAGGCTGGTGCGCAGGCTTACATGGACTACTACGTAAAGCCGATTCTTGGATTCTTCACGGGTCTTTACGATGGCGCAGTGGCTATCTTCGGCAAGATCGGCAGTGCGATTGGCAAGGCATTTGAGGCAGTAGTTGGCACGATCAAGAATGTCTTTCGTAGCGTGCTGCAATATCTGGCCGATCGTGTGAACTTCGCGGCAGGATTGATCAATGTGCTGATCAGGGCATTCAATCGACTACCGGCGCCCGATATCCCGTTGATTCCGCAACTCACAGTGCCGGCCTTTGCAGAAGGCGGCGTTGTCAATCGACCAACGCTGGCGATGGTGGGCGAAGGCGGCGAGCGCGAATATGTGGTGCCTGAATCCAAGATGGCCGCGGCCAGTAGCAACTTCCTAGCAGGCGCCCGTGGTGGCGCAGTGCTGGCTGGCGCGGCATTAGGCGGCGGATCGCCGACAATCAACATCACCACCGGCCCAGTGATGGAGTTTGACGGCCAGCGCTATGTCACAGTGGCCGACATGGAGCGCGCCATGCGGTTGACCGCTGAAGGCGTGATCGGCCGTCTGCGTACACCGTCGGCGCGCATCGCGCTGGGCATGGCCTGATGAGAGCGCAAAGCCAATACCTCCGCATCTACGACGCCGCCGGCGTCACCTACCAGCGCTGGCAGAGCTACTACGCCAACACCAGCGTCACATGGTCTAGCGCCAGCTGGGACTACGTGCCGTTCATTGCTGATGGCATCACCGCCGGCAGCAGCGGCACCGAGGAGTCAGTCTCCGTTACCGCTGCAGCAACTGGCCTGGTGTTGGATGCGTTCCTCGCTGCCATCAGCGATGGCCGCCTGGTGGATCTCAGCATCTACCAGTTCGATTCCACCATCAACAACAACACACCGCAAGCTGGGCAAGAGCTGGTGGCTGCATACACCGGCCAAGTGGTTGGCGGCAATGGCGGATTGACTAGCCTGACCATACAACTCGGCTCGGCATTGTCTCCCGTTGGAGCACAAGTGCCGCCGCGCCGGTTGACATTGGCGATCATGGGGCAGGGCATCAGGCAGTGAGCTTCCTTTCCTCCAGCGATCCACTGGCACTGCTGGCCATCCAGTCCGGTCAGATCAATGCGCCAGCTGATGCAACCGCCGCGCAGGGCACCACAGAGCTAGATAGCCCGCAGCGGTTCGCGCAGATTGGCGAGCCGGTGCCGATCGTGTTCGCCCGGTTCCGCAATAGCAAAGGCGGCATCCTGATCAGCCCCGGCGCCACCGAGGCCCGCTTCGAGAATGACGCCAGCAACAACGTCACCGCCTACTACATGCTGGTGCTGAGCGAGGGCCAGCTCGACAGCATCCCGGTGAAGGATGTCTTCCAGCGTGCCTGCCGCGTTGGCGCTCACACGCAGACCTACAACCGCAGGGCTGGCACCTGGGCGCCCGGCAACTTCCTGGTGCAGCGTGCCGGTAAGGATTTGCCCGAGGCGCCGTTCTTCTGCGGCACGGTTGGCAGCTACCCCGGCATCAGCACGCTCAGCTTCAACGTCACCATCCCGGACGGCTTCGATCAGTACAATCGCCAGGTGCATCTGTTCATCCGTGGTGGCATGGCCGTCACCCGGATCTACGACAGCGTGACTGGGTCCAGCGACAACTTCGCGGACCTAGTGAAGTGGCTGCTGGTCAATACCAGCAGGGTGCCGGCGGCGATGATCGACGATGCTGCACTGCTGGCAGCAGCCACGTTCCTTGAGGTGAACGGCTTCACCTGCAACCTTGAGATCCGCGAAAGCACCAACTACTCCGACCTCGTCGCCAAGCTGGCGCCCTACTTCCTGCTGGCCGAGAGCAACGCAGGCGGCAAACGCGGCCTGAGACCGCTGCTGCCGGTGACTGCTGGCGCCGCCATCAAGACCACAGCAATCACGGCGGAATACACCTTCACCGAAGACACCGTGCTACCCGGCACGCTGGAGATCAATTACCTGTCACTGGCGGATCGGCAGCCATTCGTGGCGCAGGTGATCTGGCGCCAGCAGCTGGAGAGCGACATTGGCATTATCCGCACCGCTGAGGTGCGTTATGCCAGCACAGCAGAAACCGGGCCGTATGAGTCGCATGATCTCTCGACGTTCTGCACCAGCGAGGATCATGCCGTCAAGGTTGGCGCCTACATCCTGGCCAAGCGGCTATACACCACGCACACCATCCGCTTTGCAGCACGGCCGCAGGAGCACAACACGCTCATCACGGCCGGCGACATTATCCGCGTGCGACTGGAGCGTGATAACACCACCTACGCCAACTCGGTGCATGACT